AAAACTCATCCTCTGGTTCAAAGCACCGTTCAAATGTATTTTCCTCTACCTTCTGTGCCGTCTCTTCAATATGGTTGATCTCTTTGTCAACGTCAATGCCGGTAGCGGGAACGTACTTAAACTTTCCATTTGCCTTATTGACTACCCACCAGCCGCCAGCACGTTTACCTGTAGCTTTAGCGTAGCCAGCAAGTTGTCCAATATAGCCAAAGCCATCACCACTAGAGAGGGTATCATAAGATTCAAACTTGTTCTTGTAAGACCAGTCAGATGCGGATTTAACATCATCAACAGCCCCATCAATAGCGAGGTCGTATGTTCCATTGATCTCCGTACCATCGGACAGAGTGAGTGTAACTTTTTCTGAATCTTCATACTTAACTCCTGCTTCTGTTAAAATACCCTTAAAGACAGCTTCAACGATGTCTCCAAGCATCATGTTCATTACAAAGTTTCCAGCTTTAGGCTGCGCTGTCTCTGGCTTGTTTTTCTCAAACCATAGCTGGCAGGTTGGCCTACCAACATTAGACATACGCAGCTTAAACTCTCGTGGCTCCCTCTCGCCAAACTGACGAGCAAGCGCACCCATGACATCTAATCCAATTTGTTTGATTGTTTCAGCGGACATGGTGGATTTGCCTTTAGCGGCATCGTCCATGTATTTATGCAACGCCAGTTCAGCGGGATGGTTCATTATGCTACCTCACTTTCTATTTCAATGAAGTCCTCTACAAGTTCCACTTCATCTTCTGATATTACGTTAGCACTCTCTTCTTGTCTCTTTTGTGCCTTCTCATCCCACTCTTTACAGATGTAGTCGTTGAAGTTCTTCACCCATTCAAGGAAGTTACCAAGCAGTTCTTCATCTTCTGGCTTGATGTCGTGTGTTACAGACATATCAGCTTTACACTTTGGTGTGTAGAAACTACTGCCATTAGGAAGATCATTCTTGATGTTCTCTTCAAACACAATGTTGTGCATAAGAGGTAGTCTCTCCTGACGAGCAAAGACACCAAACTGATCACCTACTGCCTTGAAAGCATCCTTGTTGTCAATCTCCCAAATGAACGGAGTAGTAATCTCCTCTACCTCGTTACCGTTTGAGTCTACGGCATTGTTCATAGTAACAATACCAAATACAACACGCACACGCTTAATCTGACGGATCAAATCCTGCATGTCAGGTGGCAGTGCCTTGAAGTCTTCAATGTAACCCGATGGCTTACCACAGTTGAACCTACCTGTATTGTCTTTCAGGTCTATGTTCAAGCTGTCTGCCATAATCGTACGATGGAAGCTACCCTTCGGCTCGTTGGGCTTTGGGTTCTTGTTTGCAATGTAACGACGATACATAAACCTTTGCATAAAAGGTCGTACTGTAACAGTTTTACTGTAAACAAACTTAGATGAGTCACCGTCAATAATCTCAAGGCGGAAGGTACCACCTTCAATAGTCTCGACATTTGTTAGACGACCATTAACTTCTGCCTGACCCATAACAGGTTGATGCCAGATGCGAAGGCGATTGAGCGTATTCGTTTTCTTGCTCGTCTTACCGTCATCCGTAATGCCCATCATTTTGGCCATAGCGGCATAGTTATTAGTGTTGATTGTCGTAAGTTCAGTCATTAAAATTTACTCCTTTCTTAAGTTTAAGAGCCATAGTTATATCATGCCACGTCTTTAGTGTCAAGCCAATTAGGTCCGATTTTTGCTTCTAAAAGCATCGGAACATTCAACTTAACAGAAAAAGCTGTGTTAATCAAGTCCGTAAGATAAGAATTTATTTCGTTTATTTGCAAAATAACATTCTGTTCTTCGTCTGGATGCACGTCTATTACCACTGAATCATGCACAGTGTTTACGATACAGCTTTGCATCTTTGATAGCCGGTTATCCAATTCAAGCAGAACAACTGGAACAATGTCTGCTGTTGCAAATCCCTGCACAGGGTAATTCTTGATCTGTGTAAAGTACGAAACTGTTCCATTCATCTTACGTACCACACTAGGGAACGCATACTGACGACCAGATGGCGTTGTAATCATCTTAGTTGTTAGAGCCTCTTTAGCCAGTCTGGAATGCCAAGATGCGATCCCTTTGTATTTCTTCGTGAAGTGTTCGTAGTATGCTGCCTCTGCCTTTGTTCTTCCATATCCCGTTGCGCCATATAGCGGCGCGAATGTATGCGCCTTCGCAGTCTGTCTGTCCGTAGGCTGACCAGCATCAGTAATAACTTTAGCGGTATATGAGTGTACGTCAAACCCAGTAGATACTTCTTCAATAGCAACTCCATCTTGTGAAAGGAAAGCAGCAACACGGAACTCAAGCTGTGCAAAGTCAGCTTCCATAATCTTGCCGCCTTCCCACCGTGATACAAATACCTTCTTGACAGGGAAGGTACCCCCACGTGGCATATTCTGCATGTTTGGATCAGCACCAGAGAATCGACCAGTAGACGTGCGGTGCTGTAGCAGACGGACATGCAGCTTACCATCTGCTTTCTTAAAGGTATTAATCCCATCAACAAATGATGACAGATAAGTGTCCAGCGCACTGAGGCGTTTTACTTTGCTTAGAAATACTATTGCCTCTTCCATATTTTGTTGACGTGCAAAGCCCTCAAGTATCTCAAGATTTGTCTTGCTTGTAGTAAAGCCATTGGCACTGACCCACTTTGCATCAGGTGCAGTAAAGCGCAGTCCAGCAATACGATTGGATTCTATGAATACATAGCCATTGCCATCACAGTTTTTACATTTATTGGGACGGGCATATCTACTGCCATCCTTCCTAGTGCGGTACACCTTACCTGAACCGTCACAGGTGTGACACTTCTCTGGTTCCTTCTTAAATACAATCTCACTGTTCTCCTTCATCACAGACTTGTATTCTTGCTTAGACATATAGGGATCAAAATTGTTTTGCCACATAGCCTTGTCGATAGGTCTACGGCTGTAGATAACCTGCGACAGTTGCTCTGGACTATTGAGATTGATGTGGCGATGCCCCATCAGCTTATTAACCATATCCTGCAACTCATTAGTCAGTACCTGCTTCTCCTGCTCAAACTCTGTACGCACAGCGTCAAGAACAGATGTGTCTACGCTAAACCCACGCTGGTAGATTTTAGATAAGACCACTGCTACTTGGTTCGTTAGAACAACGGTGTTCATCAGGCCAGCGTACTCCTCGCTCAGTAGCTTGGCGTATTGCCGGTCAGATAACTCCTGTGTGGCATGAAGGTCAGCAGACAGATACTTTGTCAACTCGTCGTGCGGTATCTGGCTAGTATTCAGACCCTGCTTGAAATACTCCTTGAGAGTATCCTGCTTCTGCCATTCAAGTTCATAGCGTTGCGCACACGCATCAAGTGACAATGGCTCTTTCTGTCCGCGCTGCATTACATATTCAGCAAGCATCGTATCAAAAACAGGACCATCGTACTTGAAGCCAGACTCCCACAGCCACACAAGGTCATGTGCAGCATTGTGCATGATCAGGATTGTGGCCTTGTCCAGCCACTCCTGCACTACTGTATGACCAAAGTCATCTGCATCTACTTCTGTGTGATCAAAAGTAACGATACGCTCAACGCCTTGGTCATTAAGCATACCAATCATTACAAGTGAATTGGTAGGCTCAAACGGATCAAGGTGCATCTTGCCATCACGGTGCGTCACCGTGTTTTCTACATCAAGTGTCAGTTTCATTTAGCTTCTCCTATACAAAGTTCTCACTGCTGTAGAACTTGAACTGCTTGTTCTTTTTACTAGCCCTATTTTTAACTTGCTTCATGTTAGCTGAAACAGAAACCCAGCGCAAGTTATTTATTGCGTAGTCTAGTTTGTCTTCGTTTATGTGGTCAACATTGTAGTTGTCTACAGGAAGATCATTTTGGACAAAAGCCATACCGAAAATACGATGAGCATATACTCGTTTCCCTTCTACCCCGTTATCAATGGTATAGCATGGATACACAGCCCTACTGCAGTTAGGCATAATTATATTACCTGTAGAGGTGTTTAGAATATAGGGAAAATCGTCCCTATCATCATACATAGGTAATGGATGTGTACCACCAGTAGAATGAATGATGTATTTTCCTTCAGGTACAGAGTTCAAGAAGTCTGATGTTCTATTCAGGTCTATTCGCCTTTGTCCCTTGTCACCAAAGTAGATGGCTATCTTTGATAAGTCCAATGTCTGTTGTTCTGACATTCTCTTTTCCGAGATAAAGAAATCTAACTGTTTCATACCATATACCTCCCTGTGCGGTAATCAAGTTCACAATGAACGACACCATGCCACCCACTCAGCTTGTTCTTAACGACATTTATATGCCGCTGCAGGTCTTCAACATTGGGATCATCTTCCTGCTTCGGTGGGTTCTTAGCAATCAGTATCATCAAGTCTGCCTCTGCTGCCTTACCAGTACGGCTACCTTCCATCATGCTCTGGTTCAGAAGAACCTTACCCTCTGCTTCTGCGGAAAGCTGCGACATGTAAAACACGGCACACTCATACTGCTTGGCAATCATACGTGCGTGAATGGCATTAGCTTTGAGTGCCTCATCAGGACGGGCGAAGCCACCCTGCCGTGCAAACTTATCACCCATGTCAAGAAGGATTACATCTGGCTTGTATGTTTTGCAGACTGACTCTACCCATGACATGTCCCTGCCTGTTGCATCCTTGATCTTGATGCGTTCTTTGACAGGTGCGTACAGATCACGCGCTTTAGCTGGATTAGCCTTGATCTCACGCATAGTCATGCCCGTTGCTGCTGTCAGATATCGTGCGCCAACACGGTGGCTACCTTCCTCGTTACAAAGGATAATGCAGTTAGCACCCTGTGCCGCCATACCACCGGGGCTGGCAATCAAGCTGGCGTGAAACGATGTCTTGCCAGTGTTGGGCCGTGCGCCAATCTCAATGAGATGACCGGCATTGACACCCTCTACATGACCAGAAAGTGTCGGAATGTTGAACGTCCAACGTGCCTCAAGATCGTTCTTTGTAAGCAGAGTGTCGATGTCAATGTCGTCCCACTCTACGTTCAGGTCAGGAAGGAAGTCGTCGTTATATTGCTCAAGAAGACGACGCAGAGACTCCATACTGCTCTGATCACCATTCACATAGTCAAAGCCCAACTCAGCAATGTCAGTGCCTACAACCTGCTGGAACAGCTTAGACAGCACTTCCTGTGCCACGTCACTGCCCATAGGGGCTTCCTTCTTAATCTGTTTGAACAGGGATTCATAGGCCATCTTCTGTGCGGTGCTGAGAGTAGGATTGCTCGACAGGAACAACGCCTCAACTTCTTCTGGCGTCACAGAACGTGCGTACCTATCCATGCACACGTCAATAGTCTTCTTAATCTTCCTGTTCTCTACGTTGAACAGGCGGTCAGGACACTTGGCACCACGATGATTGTCGTAGAAGTCCTTGTCCATCAAGCTTCTGATAATTGAAAGTTCCATTAGTTTTCTCCTTCGTCATGAAACGCACATAGCTTCTGTACGTCTTGGGGGTTTCTGTATTTGATATCATCATTGAGGCGTAGCACCTTCACGTTCTTCACATAGCCACGCAACTCTTTTGCATACTGTAATGTCTTTGGCAAGGCGTCGGGGTCTAGAGCCATGACTGCTGTTGAGAACTGCGCAAGATATCCTTTATGCGATTCAGAGAGTGAAGTTCCAAGAATCGCAACCCCGACAAAGGAATCGTACTCACCAACAACGACTGCACTCACGCAGTCCTCAACAACAACAGCGACATTACCACGTCCATGAACAAAAGGCAAGCCACTATTTCCATATCTTTTCCATTTAGGTAGCTTTCGCCCTAGCGCACGGCCAGTCGCATCGACAGGTGTATTAGCGTGATAGCACACGAACACAGCCCTATGTTCTTTGACATCATACATAAGATTATCAGCAGATATACTCCAACGGTTAGCAAACGCAATTACATCCCTACGATTATCATGCGGTACAATATATTCAGGCAGCACAAAATCGTTTGTCACACCTGTGACATTATTACTGAACATCTTACGTAAATCAGCAGCATTCATGTGAACACGAGTAGAACCACTAACACTACAGGATGCTTTGTAACAATTCCACAGCAAAGAACCCATGTTATTTGTAGCTGTGAATGTCTTGTAGGATTTACAGACAGGACAGTTAAGTCTACGAGACTCCCCTGCACCAATATCTAAATCCTCTACAAATGTTCTTACATCCATTATAATATCTCCATTATATATGTATATATATGGTTCATTCGACAATCACGATGTTTAAATATCATGCTTTTTACGTGTCGTCAAGGCTAAATCTGCACTAGCGAATGTATTTTTCATGTATGGCTTCACACTCTGTGGGTTAGCATGTCCTGTAACCGACATAATTTGTGCCATACCGACACCTGCCTCTACCATTTCCGTTGTGCCAGTACGACGCAAGTCAGACAGACGCAGTTCTTCGGGTAGACCAGCCTCACGCATGATACGACGGGCTACTTTTGGTAGGCGGTGCATTGTGTACGGATGATATACACCTCTGATGGGCAGTGTCATTGGTGCAACGTACTGTTGAAAGCCAAAATCTTCCTGCTGCTGCGTCAACATCTCTGTTAATTCTTCTGATATTGGCAAAAATACCTCTGCTTTACGCTTCGACTGCTCAATGTGGACACGAGACTTGTCAAGTTGCAGCGAGTCCCACTTCAACAGACGCATGTCACCTAGTCGTTGACACCACTCGTATGCCATCTGTGCGATAAGACCCACGTTACGGGTGCTAAAATCGCCGTAGGCGGCCTCTAGGAACTGTTGTACCTGCTCCCTACCCCAAACAACCTTACGGGGCTTCACGGCGCGTTTCTTGACGACTATGAAGGGGTTCACCAAAACCATCTCCATATTCAATCCGTGATTAAACATGATGCGAGATGTAGACAGAACGTGATTAGCAAATTGAACACCTCTTTCACACCACTGATTATATGCCAGCTTGGCAATGCGGGAAGACAATTTGTCACATTGCCTATCCCTAATTGCAGTACCGTCAATTTGCGTGTCTAACATAGTGTCGATGTGGTATTGATATTGTTTCTTAGTTTCCTCCCGTAAGTTATTGAACTCATAGGAAGAAAAGTAATCATTGGCTATCGCGTCTAGTTTCATTTGTAACTTCCCACCTCTGTTGTGTGTTGTATAACAT